AGCAGCTCGACCAATAAATGCTGGGTATGAATTAGCACCAAAAGCATCAACAACAATTCGAGTGGATGTATTTGCAAATCCTGTGATTTGCATCATATACCCTTGGTTCAAAGGTACTTGTGAGTAACCCGTATTTGCTGATCCTGTAATTTTAAACGCTGGAGTATTAGCTGCATAAGGCACAGCATTAATTGTAAATAATCCAGTAGCACCAACACCAAATACCTGTATATTACCGGTAACAGTTATATCTCCAGCAGTAATCACACCATTGGTATTTGCTAAAGCATTATTAGCTTTTAAGAAAGCTGCTTGTGTGAAGGCTGAATTGGAACTAATCCAAGTATTTTGAGTTGCATCAACACCAGATGATATAACAGTATTAGCTCCAGCAGTATTAGCTTGAGCAAAAGCTGCTGTTGAGTAATTTGCTGGATTGGAGGCAGTAAGTTGTTTTGTACCATCACCGAAGGTAATTGAAGATTGTGTGTTCATTACTAAACCAACAGAGGTCATCTTAGCTACAACATTTGATGCGGTACCGCCACCAGCAATAAAGCGAAGTTCAGTATTTGATGTTGTTGTACCAATGATTAGATTACCGCCAAGTGACCCTGTAGTACCTTGAACATAGAGATATCCATCAAGTGGACTAATTGCAGTACCAATATTGTTGAATTCTGATCCTGGTTGATACAGTTTATTTGCATATCCCATATCAATAAAATTGGTCGAATCAGAACCACCAGAATTTACGTTTGCAGTAACAACAACGTCAGCAGAACCACCATCGTTTGTATTGACTAAGTTGGTTTGAATGTAAGATTGGCCACCTAAAGCAAACTGAGCAATTGTATTAGGTAAATTCTGTTGATTTGTACCAACGTTTAGAATATTATTGGCATATAACCCTTGTGCCAGAGTTGTTCCGGTGATTTGTACATCTCTAACATTTGCGGTATCCACCATTAAAAACAGGTTATTAGAAGTATTAGTGCTTATTGCTCCTAATATAGGTAGTTGTGAGATTTTTATTGTAGACATAGTTTACCCTAGTAAAATTATATTTCCATCTTCTGTTATGATGTTGTTAAGTGTTGTTTCATCTACCAATTCTGGAATATATGTTGTACCTAATGGTCCAAATATTTGTACATAAATGGCTGAATTTGTTGTATAAGTTCTATTAACCGACATATAACCATTAGCATTATAAGTATATCCGGTACCAGTTAACATTATAACATTATTTACATAATCAACCGATGAAACTACGTTTGCTTGATTATTTACAAATACAGAATCTCCAGATTTAACAACATCTATCAATGGAACATTTGAATTGGTATATGAACCGCCATTTATAATATCATAAGAACCGGTTAACGATATTATATTTATGAGGTTACTACCAGAATTTACCGATACAGTAGCTACATTCGCAAAGGTTGTCCAAACATTCTCTTTTGCAATAACCGAATTGGCTGAATAATTAATACTATTAATTTTAGAAAGAAATATTTGGCCAGTTGGGGTAGAGAAACGAATAAAACTATTAGCAAATATAAAGGTGCCAATATTTACACCATTACCAATCGAGGACAGTTGAATAATATTATTACTTGGATTAACAAATGTTGGATCTGGATATATTGTGACTATGGCCTGCGATCCAACATAATTTGCTAAAGTATGTCCTTGATATAATGCTTCTTGAATATTAGTATTTACATTATTAGCAGAATTCAATCTATATCGACCTAACATCTTCATGCCTGCTGGATGTAACAAATCCAATAAGGTTTTTCTATAAACCGCAATTTCTTTTTCTGCTGTTAATTCATAGGTAAAGTTATTATAATCTATACTTTGCAAAACATCAAAAGAACTGGGTTGTCCTGTTGTATCGAGATATTGTCCTTGTGCAGAAACCAGACCATTGGTAAAGGATACATCAGCCAATGCAGTGCCATCACCATAGGTCAATACACCACTTGAAGAATATCTAGAACTTGGTAAGTTATTTGTTACAATATTCATATGAATATTTTTACCAATGATATTAAGTGGTAATGCTGGTGAAGGAGATGAGAAATAATTATAAACTCTAAGTATATAATTTCCACCATATGAAGTTATCGAATCGACATATGCGGTATATGTATTTCCACTTTGTTGTACAAAATCCCCTTTAACTGGTACTAATCCGGAAGTTACATTAGAAACATAAATGTCTTGAATTGCCAATGAAGCATTTGGTGCACCAATATAATCTTGTCCATAATCTGTAACAATGATTGATTGAACTTGGCCAATTGAAGATGTTGTCGATGAAAATGTTGCACCATCTCCTAATACTCCAGGAATAACTAAACTTGAACCTGATCCAGTTGAAGTTTGTACTGTAGCAACCGGTAAACTGGCAGAGGTGTAACCCATACCACCCAAAGGATAACGATGTAGTGTGTTCGTATCTAATGGATTATAGGTGTACCTTGTGGTAATAATTGTTCCATTGGCATTAACAGAAACATTTCCATAAGCACCAAAACCAGTTCCACCCACGATTACAATGATATCATTATTTGAATAATTTAAACCACCAGAAACAATTTGAATAGGAGCTAATATACCAACATTTTTTAGATCAGAAGAAGAAACATTTGCTGATAAATTATTTGATGTTTGATATAAACTTGTTGCAACAATCGATTGTACCGCATTTAATCCAGATCCTTGACCCGTTAATACTACGGTTGAAATTGGATATGTAGTAAATGAAATAAAACTAAAAGCATTTGCCAAAGAGGTATTTCCATTGGCCAAAGAATTATTGGCAAAATAGTATATGCTATTTCCCTTTGGTTTTGCACCTTGTGAAAATGCTGTATTTCCAATATAAATGTTTCCATTACCAGCTATACTACCAATCGTATCAGCTGGAAGAAATGCCACATTGGCTGGAAAATTGGTGTTTACTCCATAAACAGGAACAATTGCTGAAGGAGAAACTGGAGTTGGCCCACTAACCGAAAAACTAATTGACGAATTTGGAGTTGATCTATAACCATACCCTCCTCCATTACTCACAGTTAAACTTTGTAATGAACCTGTTGTAACTGAACCAACATAGGCTGAAGCTCCATGGCCATTATCTGATGATAGTCCATTATAAAAAGAAATAGGATCATTAACTTGATAGNATGAACCTAAATGTTTAGGATTAATCAACACTTGATTTACTTGGCCAACAACTTTTGACCTTAATATATTTGCACCTGGAGTATTTGCTGAAACCTGTTGACCATTTAAAAAATAAACATCTTGGTTATTTTGGTCAATAATACGAACAAACTCACCTGATTGAAAACCTCTTTGCAAATTATTAATATAAATTTGACTTTTTGATAATCCCACCACAGAATTTTCAATATTTGCAATGGACTGTGAGGTTTCACCAAATATTTTAAAATTGGTTATATTCGAAAAATTGGTATCTGTCGTCAATACATTTAAGTATTTTGCAATATACCATGTACCCGTAGATGCTCTTAATACAGCATCTTTAGTGAAGAAAAATTCTACATCCGTATTAAAAAGAAGTCTAAACAAAAATTTATAAGAAGCGGTTGTTCCTTTGGACTGGTATAACTCTCTAGCAATCTTAATAAGTGTTGCTTTATTTGTAGTTAAATCGTCCAATAAGCTTTGGGGAAAATAGGACAAAAACTCATTATAGAAATACTGTAAAAATTCAGAAGATGTATTATCGATATCTTTATAATTTAAGATATTTTTTGAACGATCCGTTACGTTACCTTGTTGTTCTAACCATTCATAGTATGCCTGGAGAAACAATACAAAATTACCATAATCAGGATTATCCCGAACAAATGCAGGAAGCTGGGAAGGAATTAATAGAGAAGTTTTTTGGTTGCTCTGTATCATTAACTTGTTTTAGCAGTAATATTAACGGCAACGGCCATTGGATCATATTGGTCTAATGTAAGAATATTATTAAATGTTGACGATATTATTTCTCCTGTAGGATTAACTGATACTGTAAGTTGTCCTAAAATATTATTAATAGAAACTGGATTAAAATTATTTAATGCAATAATACCATTAACATAATCGATTGTGCCTGCATTTGCATTTAAAATGGTTTTAACATTATTAGAATTATTATAATATGTTCTTAATGTTCCAAATTGACCCAATAGATTTACTGTAACAGCACCATTCTGACCAGTATCTCCTGCAGCCGGAGTAATAGTAGCAATAGCAGCAGTATATCCGTCACCCGCATTATCCACAACAATACTTTGTATAGAACCATTAGTTATAATGGCATGTGCTGTAGCTCCAGTGCCATCACCTATNATAGTTACTGTAGGTGTATATTGATAATTGTAACCTGGATTTATAATTGATAAAGATTCGACACCAAATAATGCAGTGGGAACTTCTTCAATATAAACTTCACTAATCGTATTAGTTAAATTTGTAGGATCATTAAAAGTCATACCGGGATAACTGGTTACACCACTTAATAATGAACCTCTGGCTAAAGTCGTATTAAAAGGTAATATGTAGCTTTTAGCTAAAGTTAAATCGGGAAAAAACTTTTTCTGTAACACAATATCGTCACAATTAAAATTTATTATTGAATTATCTATACTTTGAATTGCTGTTGCTAAACTATAATAATTCAATGTTGAATTAAATGTGTTTAAATTTTTTGTTGCCCAATTTTGAACTGTAGAAACAATTGCAGTTTGTAATACTGATGAAGTTAAGGTTGTTTTGGTTGGATCGTAATATACATCAATATCAAAAACAACGTAAGTATAATCAGGATCAATCAATGTTGGAGTTACTGTTAGTACTGAAATAGGATTAATAACTTGTGATATAATTTGTTGTTTTTGTGTATTGGTTAATGTATATGAACCCGTTGGTTTAATGGATACAAAAACTTGGCCGTAAATTGGTGGAACATTATCTTCTCCACCCCAAACATTAACAGCGTCAAAAGAATATCCTAGATTATTTTGTTGAATTGCTGTGATGTAATCATTCTTGGTTACCGCACGACCTTGAGCTGCATATGCTTTTGGTGCTTGAAATTTAATAGAATCAATGGATTCTTTATTACCACCTTGACTTGCTGGAGTAATTGGTGTAACTGTTGAAATAGAGTAACCAGAAATTGTATCCATCAAAACAAAATTATTTGCACCGGCTGCAGCAGTTCCTTGTGTAACAACATAAGAAACATTAACAATATTACCATCAGACAATAAGGTACCTAAAACACCATCACCAAAATAAATTTGATACGTTCCGGTTAAACTCTCTTGTAAGAAGTAAACCTGTGAAAAACTATCCAAAGTTAGAAAATTGGAGGCTAGACTGTAAATTTGCGTTAAACTATTTGAACTTGATTGTTGAACCGTCACAATGAGTGAAGATGTATCAACATTGGTGTCCGGTATTTCAAAAGTATATGAAGGATTAGCAGTAGTATCTACTGTAAACGCCATTGTTGTTGGAGTACCTTGTTTTAGAATAACATTATTGAATTGCGCAACACCACCAACAGTATTGACTGTTTTAGAATCTTCCGTTACAAAAGTATAGTTTACGCCATCAATCGCTTCCGACATAAAACGAGTAAATTGTGGTAAAGTCAAAGAAGTTGCTGATACACTAGGCATTGTTAAATTAATTGTGGCTGCTGGGGCAACTGATGATTTGGGTACATAGTTTAATAATTTTGCCTGAGAAACCACCGATGATCTCAATAAGGCAGAGTCCAAGAACATCTCATTGGCCACCATATTCAAATAATAAGCATTATATTGAGTGTTATATGCCAAAATGTCTAAAAGAGTTGAAAGTGCAGAACCTTCATAATTGTAATCTTTTAGTGTATCTTGTCCTTGTAAGTATTTTTTCAGATTGGATTTAATATTATTAAAATCCAAGTCTGTTACTTGAATGTTGGAATTAGCTGCTGCCATTTTATCTATTTCTCTCTAGAAGAAGGGTTACCGTTGTCGGTAATGTTGAATTTTCTATGTAAAAACTTATTGTAGCATTATAAGCATTTTGATCTGGCATCATTGTTACAGTCACTTGCTGTAAGGTTGCTCTTGGTTCAAAATTCTTAATAGTTGTGGTTATTGCGTTTTCTAATAGGTTTGCTGTGATTGGACCAACATTTTCAAACAATAACGCATCCAAATCGGATCCAAGGCCCGGATTAAAAGGTCGTTCAAAATTCTTTGTTGATAGTAAATTTCGAATTGACCTAATAACCGCCTGGTTATCATAACTCAAAGCAACATCACCCACTACAGGTCGTTTGGTAAATGTGAAATCGATGTCGGAGTATAAGTGTTGATTGATTGCCATGTATTATTTATGTTGGTTTTGGATACTTTTCTTTAATTGTCCGACAAGCATCTCTATATTTTTGAATCTGTGTTTGATCACCTTTAACCATTCCATCAAGGTAATCTTTAAAATCTGGATATTCCAATGCTCGTTTTCTTTGATAATCTTTAGAATCATAATCTGTTTGTAAAATTTCAATTTGAGCAGAAACTACATTGGAATCAATATTAATGATATTTCCATCAGCATCATAAGCTTCATATGTACCGTCTGAATTACTAACAATTGAAAATACATTGGAATAAGTATCACGAATTGCTTGGTGTAAAATCATTGTGAAATCTCCATTAATGTAATATCACTACTGGTTGTTTGGTCGTTATAATTGTTTAATCCTCTTGCATTAATGTACATATTTCCGCCGGCTCCATATAATTGAATCTGATAAGTAACCGTTGAAGAAGATGCTGGATTATCCAAAAAACATATACTAGCACCAGTAGCAGAGAAGTTAGCTTGTCCGGCCGAGTGTCCGAAATTTCCATCTCTTCCATAATCAACATTGGTACCATTTCTCAATAATCTAACATAACAATCACCAGCAACAGACATACCAAATTGAAGATTAACAATTACCAATACTTTATTATTTGATAAAGTTGGTTTGATTGTTGCTGAAAATCCTGTAACATCAACCCAAGCTCCAGCTCCGGTTGAAAAAACTGAAAGAAATGGTGCACTAATTAACTGTATAACCGAATTTGCTGGAAGATTTGCACCAGTTAATATTCTTCCTGTTGCCAATTGCGCAGAACCAACAGAATTATTAGCCAATTGCGCAGAACCAA